ACCTATCCGGCCGGGCGCGAGTTCATCGTCGCGGATCGCTCAGGGTCTTGCTCGGCGACGAACACGATCACGGTCGCGCCCTTTACCGGCGATCTCATCAACGGCGCGGCCTCGCCCACGATCGCGGCCCTCGCATCGGCTTATCAGCACATCTCGCTCGTCTCGGACGGCGTCTCGGCCTGGACCGTCACAGCCGGCGGGGTCGGCGCCGCCATCACCGTCAACTCGTCGCAGATCACCGACGCCTCGCCGCTCGGCCGCACCCTCATCACCAACACCACGGCCTCAGCTGACCGCGCCTCGCTCGGCTCGGGCGTGACGGGCGACGCGCTGTTCCAAGCCGGCACGCCCGCAGCCGCGCAATCGACGCTCGGCCTCGGCACAGCCGCGACCCAAAACACCGGCACCTCGGGCGCCGCTATTCCGTTCCTGAACGGCGCCAACACCTGGTCGGGCACGCAGGGCTTCGGCGCAGCGTTGAGCGCTAATGCCGATGAGTATCTCACGGGCGTAATCACGCCGCCCGCGCTCGCCGCGAACACGAACGACTATGCGCCGACCGGCTTTGCCACCGCTTCAGTCATCCGCGTCTCCTCGACGTCAGCCATCAACCTCACCGGGCTTGCCGGCGGCACGGCGGGGCGCTTGGTCAACCTGATCAATGTCGGCACGAATAACATCGTGCTGGTCAATCAGAGCGTGAGCTCAGCGGCGGCCAATCGCTTCGCGCTCGGGCAGAACATCACCATGCTGCCGGCGACCTCGGCGACGCTCTGGTACGACGCCGCGACTTCGCAATGGGACGCCATCGCGCTACCGGCCGGCGGCGTCGCGCCGGGCGGGACGCTGCTCGCGGCAAACAACCTTTCGGACGTCGCGTCAGTCCCGACCTCGCGCACCAATCTGGGCCTCGGCACCATGGCGACCCAGGCCGCGACCGGCGTCGCCATCACGGGCGGCACCATCGACGGCACGGTCATCGGCGGCGCGACGGCGGCGGCCGCGCATGTCACCACGCTCGGCGCAACGGCTGCGGTCACGCTTTCGCCCGCCAACGCCAACGTCGCCATCTCGCCGACCGGCACCGGCACCGTGAACATCAACCCGGCGACGCCAGGGCATATCGACAACACCATCATCGGTGCCACGGTGCCCGCAGCCGTGAACACGACGTCGATCAACAGCGGTCAACTCGCCGGGCTGCGCAATCGCATCATCAACGGCGACGGCAAGATCGATCAGCACACCAATCATGCAGGGCTCACGCTGGTGGGCGGCGGATTGAATTTTATCGCGGATCGCTGGGGGCTTGCAGGAACGCAGGCGAGTAAAATAACCGGCTCATCGGCGGGCTATAGCGGTCTTGCCGGGTTTTCATACGTACTCAACGTCTATAACACCACGACGACTGCCTATGCGCCGCTCGCCAACGACTATTTTGTGATGGAGTATCGCGTAGAAGGGCAAGATATAGTCGATTTTGCCTGGGGAACCGCGAGCGCCCAGCCGGTCACGCTGAGCTTCTGGGCCTTTACGACCCTCGCCGGAACCTATTCGGGCGCGATCATCAATGGTCCTAGCAATCGCTCCTATCCATTCACCTTTACCCTTCCAACCATCAGTACATGGACGAAATTCGCTATCACCATTCCAGGCGACACGACCGGAAGCTGGCCAACGGACAATACCCTTGGATTGATCGTGTCTTTCGATTTCGGAACCGGGACGACGTATCGGGGACCGGCCGGCGCCTGGGCCGGTACCGCCTATCTTGGCGTCACCGGGACCATGCAGCTCGTGAACAACGCCGGGCAACCCGGCCTCAACATCGCAGGCGTCCAGCTCGAATTGGGTTCGGTCGCGACGCCGTTCGAGCGGCGCCACACCGGGCTCGAACTCGCCTTATGCCAGCGCTACTTTGAATCGAGCTATCCGCTCGGGTATGCCCCAGGAGCCCATCCGGCAACCACGAGCTATTCCCATACCACCGAGGCCAACACGAATTATGCCAGCGTTGCTTGCCCGTTCAAGGTAACCAAGCGTGTCGTGCCTTCTTCGATCACACTCTATAGCCCGAGCACCGGAGCAACCGGCATGATGTGGACCGGCACAGCCGACGTCGCCGGCACAAGCGGTTTTGCCGATACGAACGGCTTCATGGCACAAGTGAATGGCGTTGCAGTAGTAGCCCCAGCGAATATGCAGGTTTGCTTCACAGCCAACAGCGAACTTTGACCCCCGCAGAAAGGAGGCTCACAATGACCATCACGCTCACCTATCTCGACCGCACCAAATCCTGGGTCACGGCGGTGCTGACCACAGCGGGTGACCATCTCGGCCCGCTCACCGGGCCGGTGACCACCAGCTTCCCGTGCGACCCGACCTTCCCAACCTATGCGGCAGTCGTCTCGGGCGGCCTCGTCTCGACGATCGGAGGCGGTCCACCGAACCACACCCCCGGCAAGAACCCCATCTGAGGAGGAGCGACATGCAACTGACCTATGCGACGCACACTAGGGCGATCATCCAGGCCGTGCTCTCGACGGGCGAGACGCTGCCCGGCCTCGAGGGACCGGGGGTGTTCTATGTCCCGGTTACCGGCGACAATGCGGCCTATGCGGAGATCGTCGAAAAGCAGATGGTGATCAACGATCCGCTCGACTCCGCTCCGGTCACGGCCGCGATCGAGGAGGTGGTCGCAAAGCAGAAGGCCGAGGCCGAGGCCACCGCGCAGCCCGCCGAGGCCACTGGGGCGCCCGCTGAGGCGGTTCCCGCCAAAGCATGACCTAAGATGCCAGACACGGAAGAAGAGCCGCGTGGGCTCACCCAGATCGGTCTCTCGGCGGTCAAATCGCTGGGGGCTCAGCCGATGCTGCTCGGGTTCCTGCTGCTCAACCTGGCGCTGATCGCGGTGGCCTTCATGGCTCTGCGTGAGCAGCGCATGCAGACTCATGACATCGTCAAGTTCCTGCTCGAGCGCTGCATCATCCGGAACGGTTGAGATGCCGACTTTCTCAGAACGCTCGCTTGCTAATCTGCGTGAATGCCATCCGGATCTGCAGCGCGTCGCGCACGAGGCGATCAAACATTTCGACTTCGCCGTCATCTGCGGGCATCGCAACAAGGCCGGTCAGGACAAGGCGTTCGCCGAAAAGAAATCGAAGCTGCGCTGGCCCAATAGCAAGCACAATAAAGTGCCTGCCATGGCTTTCGACGCAGTGCCGCATCCGCTTGACTGGAACGACACCGCGGCCTTCCACGCTATGGCGAAAGCAATGAAGGCGGCCGCGAAAAAGCTTGGCATTGTCATTCGCTGGGGGGGCGATTTCAAAGGCTTCTTCGACGGGCCGCATTTCGAGCTCTAAGAATGCAACGAGTGAACGATTTGCCCGAGCCGCTCCGCGACCGGATCATCGGTCTTGGGCAATGGTTGTTCGAGCTCGAGTTCGAGTGCCTTGCGACGGTCCTTGGCGATCGAGTCCGTGTCGTCGACGAGTTGCCAGCGGCTCATGACACGACGCCAGGTCATGTTAGGGTGCAGCCGCGCGAGCTCGTCGCGGCCGGCACCGAAATGTTGAAAGCGCCCATTGAGGTTCCAGCATCCCCATAAGGGCTGGCGGCCAAAGACCAGGCAGGAGCAATAGTACACGGCCCTCATCTGGCCTTTCTTGTTGGTCGAGCACAGCGCCCACAGGCTGCGATAGGTGATGACTTTTGTGAGACCGTCCAACATGTGCTAACGTCGCCTCGTACTTTCTTCTAGCGGGACAGTGGACACTCAAAGGCCCTCTCACGAGGGCCTTTTTTCGTTATCAGCCGAGGCGCTCGAGCAGCATGTCGAGCTTCTGCTCGATGCGGTACAAGCGTAAGACCAGCGTGTCTTTCTCAGTGGTCGGTGCCGTCGTCCGCGGCGTCATGGTCGACATCCGGGGCCGGCCGGCCGCCGGCGACAAGCCTGACGTATGCAGGACGCTGGCGATTTCGGTCTCGAGCTCCTCGCCGGCGGTGGTATCGGTAGAAGCCATGGGGGTCTCCTTTCATAAGCGCACAAGTGCGACAGGTCAGATCAGGCGGGATCGTCGTCTCGTTCACGAGGACGATGTCGTAATGACACTCGGCGCAGCGGAATGCGACCGAGGGCAGCTTGGGCCAACGGCGGGTGAGCCAGTGGATTACGGCCATAGAGTCTCCTAATGCACAGACGTTTCGGAACGGTCGAGCGCGGCATCGATGTGCTCGGCGTTGAGGCTGACGAGCTCGGCCGCGTATTTCATAAAGCCGGCCAGAAGATCGGCCCGCAGATCGAGGGTGAGCGTGCCGTCGGGGTCATCCTTGACGCGATGCATCGTGACCCAGGCTCCCACGAGATTGGCAAGGATCGTGGCGCGGGTGCGCGAGGGCATGCCCGCAAGAAGCGGGACAATGGCACGAAAGATCTTTTCTTCCTCTATCTTCATGGCGATGACCAATAGCTCCTGGGGCGGCCCATCACCGAGGTCGGGATGTCGAAAGGCAAAATCGTGTCGGTGACCGGAATGAGAATTTCCACATAGACATTATCGGGCTCTGCCCGGCGTGGTTCCTGCCGGATCTCACGCGCGAGGCGCGAATGGGCGCCGACGCAGATTCCCATCGACACTCGGTAAATCCTGTGATGCCCGCAATGCGCGGCCTCGGCCGGCGAGGACAGCGCGAGAAGGAGGAGGAGCGCGCTAGCGAGACGCATCTTCATCTCGAGGATGATTAGAGGCGCAAAAAGTTTCGATATCACCGTAGGTTTCAGCTACCCGTTTCTGCACATGGGGCAGCATCTTGTTGCCACGCTCGGGCCAACCGTGGTGCTCGAACATTTCGAGGAGTCCACCATAACAAAGCATAGCGCAATCGCGAATCGCGATAGCATCCCACCCAGGGAATTTCCGTATTTTATTCACCTTCCATTTCTCCAAACCATCGCGGCGCCGACCCAGCCAGCCAGGCCGCCGATCGCCAGCCCGCAGAACACGCCGAACAAGAAGCTCATGACGCATCGCCAGGCCGGAAATCGAGCACGAGCGCGATCAGCACCAGCGCCACGACCATCCAAGCCGGAAAGAATCCCACCATCCCCGCGATCGAGCCGAGGAGCAAAAGCAGAACCAGAATTGCGTTGAGCATGTCTGCCTCGAAAAAAAAGCCGAGTGAGATCACTCACTCGGCCTATTGCTACCGGCCACGCCGCCCCTCGAGGAGCGCATGCCCGGCCTGTCCCCATGATCCCGACCGGACGGGTGATTGAGCTTAACATCTTCCCCTGGCTAAAAGCCGTGGGATTTTCGGGAGGCGTGAGCCTCCTTCCAGTTCGCGCTTCAACCGGAGGCCAGTGCCCGAGCCGTCCACGCGCAGCAACGGTGTGTTCCACCGCCGTTCAGTCTAATCCCGACCGGACGGGTGATGAGCGTGAGTGGGGGGCATTCGCACTCAGCCCGTCCGGCCGGGAAGCTCTCCGAGGTTAAGGAAGCGCGCTAGTTGCCACTGGCCTCGCCTCCCCTCGAGGAGCGCCGGCCGCAACCCATGGATGAGGAAAGGCCGACACCGCACTGTTGCACAATGCGTGTAGCGCTGTCAACGCACATGTGATTAAATCCCCTCTTTCACAGCGCCAGGGGGCGGCCCACAGAGGACGCCTAAATGACCCTTTCCGAGTATCTCCAAAAGCGACGCATGGGCTTTGCCGAGCTCGCCTGGAAACTAAATGTTAGCGAAAGCGCGGTCCGCATGTGGGTTAAAGGCGAGCGGGTGCCGCGGCCCGAGACGATCCTGAAGATCCAGCGGCTGACGCAGAATGCCGTGACGCTCGCCGACTGGCATCCGGAGGCAGCCCATGAAGCTTGAGGATAAATTGCAGCGTGCGATCGTCGACTATCTCGAGCTCGTCCTGCCGCAGCCGCACTTAATCTTCGCGATTCCGAATGCCGCCGCGCGCCGCAACGGCGGCCGGGCCGGCAATGCGGTGCCCGGTTTGCGCCCCGGCATGCCCGACCTCGCCTTCATTGTCGACGGTCGCACTCATTACATCGAGGTCAAACGGCCCAAGCACGGCAAGATCTCGATCGAACAAACCAGTACCGGAATCCTGATTGCCCAGTGCGGTGCCAACACCGTCTTCGTTACGACGATCGAAGGAGTGCGCGTGGCCCTGCGCGATTGGGGAATCCGGACGAAAGAGACTATCAGGGAAAGGGTGATAGCCTGATGATCCAATATCGCAGGCGCGGCGAATTCGTTCGCTTCTGGTCGAAGTGCTCCCCGGTACGGCTACTCGCCGTCAAGGGAATGGTGCTTCTGCATTTTCATAAGCAGGTGGCGGGCGGCGGCCGCTCGATCGGCGAGGTGATCGTCCATGGCGAGGACTTCGAGGATCTCGCCAAGACGATGATCGCATCGAATCCCGTCATGGCGTTGCGGGCTTTCGAGGCGGCCCGGCTCGTCCACCGAGCGGCTGAGGAAAAACGCACGGCGCTCCCGAAAGACGTCGTCGAAGCCTTCGACCAGCTCATGCGCGAAGATGTCTAAACGGCACCATGCAGCCTTCGATACCCTGGTGGCGGCTCAAGGCCGCCATTTATCGTGCCGACAAGCAGCAGGCGCGGGCGCTGGTGCGTGGCGAATTCGTCATAGCGACACATCGCGCCTTGGTGATCGCGATACGCTTCCAGCGCAGGAGGCGACGTCGTGACTGAACTTAACCAGTGGGAGCTCTGGGCCGAGGAAACGGAGACGCCGCGCGAGCGGCGGGTTGAAGCAAAGAGCCGCAAGCTCCTCGAGAAACAGATCGAGCGATCACAGCTCGAGAAGCTCTACCGCATCGCAACAAAGGAAAGGCGCAAGGCGCTGCTCGAGGGTCCGATGGCCAAAGAGTATGGCGAGCTCCTCGAGCTCCTCGAGCGAACCTCGCTCGCGACTTTCGAGGAGCTCGTCGCCTATGTGCGCCGCGCGACCTGGCTTGCCGGCCAACCGGAGGCGCTCTCGATCATCAACCGCGGCATCGTCCTGATGCGCGAGGCGGCCGGCTTAAAGCCGTTCTCCGACCCATTATTCGCGCAGCCCCTTTCCGGGTTTCACCTGATCCGATCGATTATCGAAGAGGAGCGGGACACATGAGATGCCCACTCGATAGAAAATACGGCGACATCGTCTGTCGTGACGGCGTGCTTTGGGGGCTTACCTATAGTGACAGCGCGCCGCCGGACCAACGCGCGGCAATTGGTGATTGCGAATGGTGCAAGACACATAAAACTCCGAGGGTGAGCCATGATCAAGGAAGCGCTCGAGGCTTACGCCAAGGCGAGGGAGCGGACCTGGCCGCACGACCGGCGCAAATCGGTCGGCGCCTCCGAGATCGGCCAATGCGCCAGAAAGACCTGGTTCGCGAAGCACGACACCGCAGTCGACAATGATTATCTCGACCGCTGGGGCGCGAAGACGCGCGGGCATTTGATCGAGGATTTCTGGCAGAAGGCGCTGCGCGCCCATTTCGGGCTCGGCCATGTGCATTACGCGGGCCGTTATCAGAAGACGTTCTTCGACGATCAATCGCCGCTCTCGGCGACGCCCGACGCGGTCGTCGTGGTGCCGGAAAAGAAGCTCTCCTTCGTCACCGACTGCAAGTCGCTCGATCCGCGCGCGGCCATGCATCAGGCGAGACCCGAGCATACCTTTCAGGTGCAAGTGCAGCTCGGCCTGGTGCGCTCACAAACGCGTTATCAGCCGGCCTATGGGGTGCTCACTTATATCGACGCGAGTTTCCTGGACGAAATCAAAGAGCACATCGTCAAATGGGACGCGGGCGTCTTCGAGCAGGCGCGCGAGCGCGCGCGTCAGATCATGACGCATGAGGATCCGGCGCGCATTAAGCCCGAGGGCGTGATCGCGGGCGGGGCCGAATGCGAATATTGCCCTTACCGCTCGCGCTGCGCCGAAATGCGGGCCGGCGCCGTGCCTAAGCACGACCTCAAGGTGGCGCATCCCGACATGCACGAGATCTCGCGCTTGGCCCATGCCCGCGGCCGGGCCAAGGACGAGATCGAGCGTCTCGAAATGCAGGCCAAGGGGCACGAGCAAGCCATCAAGGAATTGCTGCAGAAAAACGGCACGCGCCGCGCCGAGGGGGATGGGGTGCGCGTCGTCTGGTCATCGATCAAGGGCCGCCCCTCTTGGGACTGGCCGGGCCTGCGCTCAGCCGCCGAGAGCGCGGGCTTGGATCTCGCGACCTATGAACGGGTGGGCGATCCCTCCGACCGGCTGCAGGTGACGCTGTGACCGGTTATCGCACGCCGGCCACGATCTGTCCGAGTTGCGGCCGGACGCTGGACGCGGCCCAGAACCTTCAAGACGCGCAGCCGACACCTGGCGATTTCTCCATCTGTCTCGAGTGCGGGCATCTCATGACGTTCGCCGATGATCTCAGCCTTCGCTCGCTGACGCGCGAGGAGGAAATCGAGATCGCCGGCAACAAGGATCTCCTCGAGGTGCAAGCCTTTCGGGCGCATTGCCTCGCCTGGCGGAAGGAGAAGAAGCGATGAGCAAAGATATCCTCACCAGCGAAAACCTCGTCGAGGTGCAGCGCCTCGTCGAGGAGGTGGGCGAGGTGCTGCACGGGCAGCCCGAGCAGATTCAAGGCGCGGTGCTGGCCGATCTCGTCGCGACTTTCATCGCGAGCCATTTCGGAGCGACGAAGGTTCAGACCGAACGAATACGCAAGCGCGTGATCGATCTGCATCTCTATACGGTGAAGAAACTCATCCGGCCGAACGAAGCCATGATCCTCGAACGCGTCAGGGAGCGCGCCTCATGAATGACGCCTTGAAGCGACTGCTTAAGATCTCAGCCGCGGCCATCCGCGCCAAAAAGGATGTGGCGCCGCCGGCGCTCACGGTCGACATCGACCGCTACCCGTATGCGGCGCAGGCCGGCGACAACCGGCTCGAGGCCCGTGATTGCCCGACGTGCGGACGGCCGCCCACGACCGAGGGGCCGCCCGAATACACGTTCGTCGCACAAGGCGTGCATCTCTTCCGCGACCGTCTCTCGGCCGCAGAATATCGCATTTCCGGCATGTGCCAGGCTTGTCAAGACGAAGAGTTCGACGAGATCGAGGAGGAATCATGAACGAGAAACATGAGCTCGGCGACGCGCCGATCGACGAGGCCTATCGGGGGAGAATGCAGGAGCTCGCCAAGACGCTCGACATCTACTTCAACGGCAACAAGGAGGGCGCCGATCGCGACACCGGCTTTGTCCTCCTCGTCTTCCCGCTGGGCGATATCGACGGGCGCTGCAATTTCATCTCGAACGGCGCCGATCGCAAGGACATCGTCACCTTGTTCAAGGAGATGATCGCGCGCTTCGAAGGCCAGCCCGAGATCAAGGGGCACGCGTGATCCGTCTTACCCAGATCGACGGGAAGCTGCCGAACTTGGCGCTAATGAAGCTCGCCGCCCATCACCGGGCGGTCGGCGATGAATTGTATTTCACCAAGCATGTCGAGCGCGACATGCTCGAGCCTATGTACGAGCGCGTCTACGGGTCGGCCATTTTCTCGTTCAGCGCTGCTCGCGTGACGAGGTTCAGACAAGAATTTCCGGAGGCAATTATCGGCGGTACCTGGAATACAGTGGATAACACGACCGTGGAGCAGATCCTAGGCGTCGAGGAAAGCGAACGATACGACTATTCGATTTATCCGAATTTCGACGCATCCATCGGATTCACGCAACGCGGATGCCGGCTCAAATGCGGCTTCTGCGTCGTTCCGAAAAAGGAAGGACGACCGCGCTCGGTCAATACGATTAACTCCATCTGGCGCGGCGCCTCGTGGCCAAAGCATATCCATCTGCTCGACAATGACTTCTTCGGCCAGTCGCGCGAGCAATGGGAAAGCCGCATCGGGGAGATTGTCGACGGCGATTTCAAGGTCTGCCTGAACCAAGGCATCAACGTTCGCATGATCGATGACGCGGCCGCTGGAGCACTGGCCTCGATCCCCTATTATGACGACGCCTTCAAGACGAGGCGCCTCTATACCGCATGGGACAATATCGGCGACGAGGAGCGCTTCTTTCGCGGCGTCGCGACACTCGAGCGGCATGGCATCCCGTCGTCGCACCTCATGGCGTACATGCTGATAGGTTACGACAAGCGCGAGACCTGGGAACGCGTCTTCTATCGCTTCAACAAGATGGTGGCTCTGAAGATTCGTCCCTATCCGATGATCTATGGCGAGCCTGAGCGCACGCTGCCGCTCGGCGGCCATAATGCCCGCATTGAAGGCCGAACACTGCGGGAGTTCCAGCGCTGGACGATCCGCAAAACCTACACCGTCGTGCCGTTCGAGAACTACGACGTGAACGCCAAGGGACGGTCTTTTGCCGAGAGCGACAATTTGTTCGAGTGCGTCGCGTGATCTACCGCCGGATGCGCGACATCCCGCGCTACCGCTACGCGACGATTGTGGTCGACCCGCCCTCGCGCTTCGCCACCTGGTCGGGCAAAGGCCGCGGCCGCTCGGCCGAGCGCCATTATCGGACCATGAGCGATGACGAATTGGCAGCACTGCCTATTTGGCAGCTCGCCCAGGACGACGCCTTCCTGTTCTTCTGGACGTCAGGACCGTATCTCGAGCGGCATTTGCGAATCATGCGGAATTGGGGGTTCACCTTCTCGACTCTCGCCTTGATTTGGGTCAAGCTTGACGCTCAAGGGAAGCCCAGCCTCGGCCTCGGTTATTTGACGCGGTCCGGAGGCGAGCTCCTTCTTGCCGCCCGCAAGGGTCACCCGAAACGCCTTGCTGCCAACGTGGCACAGGTGCTCTTATCGTCGCGCCTGCGCCACAGCGAGAAACCTCAAGAGGCGCTCGAGCGCATCGAGCGACTGTGCAGTGGCCCGTATCTCGAGCTCTTCGCGCGATCTGCCCGGTCTGGCTGGGACAGTTTCGGCGACGAGGTCTCGGAAAGCGCGGAAGCCACGCCCGTCAGCCCCTGACGCGATAACCGAGGAGATCGCCGGTTTCACGGCTCGAGCGCTGGTCGCGCGTGCGATCCGGCGCCTGAGAGCGCGTGACGTGATCGTCGACCAGGTTTTGGCCGAGATCCGCCGCGCGCACCCGCACCCGCCGATTCCGGAGAGTGGTCTCCGGATCGTGGCGGGTCGGATCTTGAGAGAAAAGCAAAACGGAGATGCGAAATGACGAACGATATCGCGATGCGAGACAAAGCGAATGTGTGGGAGCGGATCGGCGACGACGACACGCTGGGCCGCGGCAACGAGATCATCGGAAGCTTGCTGCGCTTCCACAAGGGCGAGTGGCTCTATGGCCGCGATCTCGAGGAGATGCCCGAGAAGAGCCGCCTCGTCGCCGGCGTGCCGACCTTGCGGGCCGGCTGGGTGAGGTGGCAAGGGGGCCAGCCGATCGACCAGCAGATGGTGCGCCTGGCCGAGGGCGGCCGGCCGGTCAAGCGAGCCGAGTTGGGCGACCTCGACGATCTCGAATGGGAGCGCGACGAGGCGACGGGCCAGCCGCGCGATCCTTGGCAACCGAGTTTCTCGATGGTGCTGCTCGCGCCGCGCACAGGAGAGCTTTTCACCTTCGCGAGTGGCTCGAAGGGCGCGGCCGGCACCTTGCGGAAATTGTGCGCGGCTTATGGCAAGCACATCCGCGGCAAGCCTGATGAATTGCCGGTCGTCGAGCTCGGCGCGGACTCATACCGGCACCGCAACAAGGCGTTCGGCAAGATCTTTACGCCGGTGCTCGAGGTCAAGGCCTGGGTCGACGGCGCGGCCTTTCATCAGGCGCTCGAGGCCGACGTGCCGGCCGACGTCGAGGAGGAGACTGAGGCTCTTGCCGAGAGGCAGATGCCGCCGGCGAAGCGCCGCGGCCGGCCTCCCAAGGAAAAACCGCGTTCGCAGCCTCATGGCGACTATGCGGGCGAGAGTGATGACGTACCGTTCTAGATCATAAAAAATGACCGGGCCGTTGCGAGCGGCCCGGTCAACTCGGAGGAAACATGATGAACTGGCGAGTTCCACTGTCCCCTGTGGCCATATGTGGTCTTTTGCCGGAAAATAGCAAGTGACCCCGCTCGAGGTGCGCCGCGCGCTCCTCGAGGGCGGATTTATTCCGACCCCGGTGCATGGCAAGGCGCCGGTCATGACAGGCTGGCAGAGCAAGCTGACGCTGACACGCGAGGAGGTGGCGTTTTGGTCGAAGAGCTATCCCGAGGCGCGCTCGACCGGTATCCTGACCCGGCTGACACCGGGCTTCGATATCGACATTCTCGATCCCGAGCTCGCTGAGGCGATCGAGCGCCTCGTCTTCGAGCGGTTCGAGAAGGACGGCGCGGTGATCCTGCCGCGTATCGGGCTTGCCCCCAAGCGGCTGATTCTGTTTCGTTCATTAGAGCCGATCAAGAAGATCGAGGTTCGCTTTCGGCCGCGCGTTGATGCCTATGCGGAGGGGTTCGAACTGCTCGGCGACGGGCAGCAAGCGGTGGTGCACGGGATCCACGAGGTTACGCGGAAACCCTATCGCTGGCCCAAGGGATCGCTCTCGAGGTTCGAAAGAGCCGATTTGCCTTTGATCGATGCCGCTTTGGCGCAACGCCTCATCGAGGATGCCACCGAGCTTGCGGTCGCTATGGGGTATGAGATCAAGGTCGGCGCATCCGACGATCTTTTCAACGTTTTCCAGGGCGAGCCGCTCGATCTCGACGAGCTCGTCGCCGATATGGCGCCCGGCAACGTGCATGTCTCAGCTGCGAAATTGATTGGACATTTGTGTTTTTTCGATCGGGATCCCGAGAGCGTTTTTGCCAAGGCCTATCCGCTCGTGCTCGAGAAATCGAAGGGGCGCCGCGGGCGGGAGAGCACGGCAGCTGCCGTCGAGCGTGAGGTCAGGCGCCTCATCCACGATTTTCACAAGAAGGATGCGAAGAAGGAGCGCGAGGAGCCGAGTAACGGGCATGCGCAAGAGCCATCGACCGGCACGCCTTTGCCGGTGGGGCTCGTCAAGCTCTGGGTGTTCAAGACCGGCGCCGAGGTGCCGCGGCGCGGCTTGATCTACGGGCGCCATTATGTGCGCAAGTTCTGCAGTTGCACGATCGGCCTGTCGGGCGCCGGGAAATCAAATCTGGTGCTGGTCGAAGCTGTGGCCATGGCGTCGGGGCATAATCTCCTCGGCGACGAGACAATCGAGCCGGTCAAGGTGTGGCATCACAATGCCGAGGAGCCGATGGAGGAGCTCGATCGCCGGCTCGCGGCTATCTGTCAGCATTACGGCATCCGGCGCGAGGATATCGACCACAATCTCTTCGTCACCTCGGGTCGCGACACCGAGATCATTCTGGGGAAAAAGACGAAAACCAGCGAATTCGAGCCCAATCAAGCGCTCGTCACCCGGATCAAGCATGACATCAAGGCGAACGGCATCGCGGTCGTCCAGTTCGATCCGATCATCAATGTCTACGACGGCGACGAGACCAATCGCGCCTTCGCAAACCTGACCCGGCTCGCCTCGCAAATAGCGGATGAGTGCGATTGCGCCATCGAGCTCGAGCATCATTCGCGAAAGACCGGCGGCGAAGAGGTCACGGTCGAGCATGCGCGTGGCGGCTCGTCGCTGATCGGCGGAGTGCGATCGGCGCGCATCATCAACACAATGACGTCGCAGGAAGCGCAAGAGCGCTCAATTGCGCAACGCGAACGCCGGCGGTTTTTCAGACTCGAGAACGGCAAGTCGAATCTCTATGTGCCGACCGACGACAGCCAATGGTTCGAACTCGTCAGCGTCATGCTGGACAATGGCGATGCTTTCGTCGACGGCGACCGCATGGGGGTCGCGACACGCTGCGAGCTCGGCGAAGCGCTCGACGGCATCGATGCCGATGCCATCGCGCGAGTGCTCGAGGCGGCGCGCCAGGGCGGCCCCTGGCGGAGACATAAGCAATCCCAGCAATGGATCGGACATCTCATTGCTGAGGTGCTCGGCCTCGAAAACGGCACGCCGGCGACCGACCGCCAGGTCAATGCGGTGATCGTGCGATGCATCGACAAAGGACAACTCAAAATTGTCCGTGGGCGCGATTCACAGCGCAGGCCGCGGGAATTTCTGGAGGCCCAAAAATGATAACAAAGATTATGAATCTCCACCTTGCTCCACCTTGCTCCACCTTGCTCCACCGCAAGGCGGAGCGGTGGAAGCATCGCTCTCGCGACCCCCCCTTTTGCTTCACTGCTCCACTCCATACTTATGGCCCCCTCCCCCCCCCCCTTAAGGGGGGGAGGGGGGGAAGTGGAGCAGTGGAGCAAAAGGGGGGGGAGGCGATGCTCGCGCGTAAGAGTGGAGATAGGCTCGGTATAGAAATTATTTGGGGCGGCCGTTAGCCGGCTGTGGAGAAGGAGGAATAAATGCATACGAGACCGGTTATTTATTTCGCAGGGAAAATCGGCAAGGAGGATTGGCGCCACGCGCTCGTGCCGGGGCTGCGTGGGGCCGCAATTGATCAGGAGCAGATATTCGCTCCAAGCCTCAGCATCGATTGCGGGCGGTTCGTTTACGGCGGGCCGTTCTTCGTCGCCTGCGATCACGGGTGCTATCACGGCGACAACAAGCACGGCGCCCGCGGCGGTTGCGGCGATGACGTCGACAATGCGCAACGGCGCATCTTCGAGATCAACCGGCAACGCTTGATTCGGGCGCAAGCGGTTTTTGCCTATCTCGAATCAGCCGATGCCTATGGTTCGTTTCTCGAGATCGGCTTTGCACATGCCTGGAACAAGCCGATCGGCCTGCGGCTGCCGATCTATCCGCGTTACGACTTGTGGATGATCGCCGAGGCCGCGACCACTATTTATCGCGGCACCGCGGCTGAATGCTTCGAACGGTTTCTCGATGATCTCGGCGGGCGCGGCCGCGAAAGTGCGCACATCCGGCTGACGGTCGAGGAGTGGAAATGAACCAGGGTGACGCTGAGCGATTTAACCTCAAGGGCGCGATCGAGCAGGCGCGGGGCGAGCCGCCGGCGCAAAATCGCAATCTCATGCAAGCCGCCGTCCCGGATCCGCACGGCCTCGACGAGCGGCCCGTCAGGGTCACCATCAACGGCGACGTGCTCGACACCCTGCACCGCGCCAGGCGCATCGGGGCCGGCGCCTATGCGGCCGGGCGAACTTACCAGCGGCTCCTCGAGGTGAGCTTAACTGCGCCGGGCATCGTGGTCGCCGCCGGCGGCACCGCCGGCGCCGCCCCGGCGCACCGTGACGAGGCCTTCGCCCGCATGCTGCAGCGCGCCGTCATCTGCGGGCTCGAGCTCACACGCATCCGGCGCTTGATCGGCAAGCGCTCGGAAGCCCTGTTGCGCTGCCTGCTGCTCGAGCTCAACCCGAATACCAATCGCCCCTGGACGCTCGAGCAAATCGCGCAATCGCGCTCGAAGCACAAAATCTATGCGGTTTCCTCGCGAGTGTGCGAGGCGCTCGAGGACTTGGCCGAGCATTGGGTGCGCGTGGAAGTCGATTAGGAGGCTCGCTGGCGGCATCTGAGGGCTCGAGGCTCCTACCCATGCCAGGCCGGGCTCAAGGGCATCAGGCGGCCGCCGGAAGGGCAGGAAAAGCCTATTGACAGGGTGAACGAGCGGCGCGATTGTCGCGGCACAGTCGAGACATGTTCGAAAAGCCGCCCGAACGGGCGGCTTTGTCGCGCTCAGGAACCAAAACCATGGCGAAAAAGCCCCCTCCCTTCGAAAAACGCAAAGGCAAGGGAAAGCCCATGATGGGGGAGGCCAGAAAAAAGCGCCCCGCCTCGAGAGAGGAAGGGCGCGAAAGGCGCGAAAAGCGCGCAGATTCAGGATTCGGGCGGGAGCGCTACGGAAACCCCGGTTTTGGCAGCGATCGCGGCTTTTACTGAAAAATCGCGCGCCTTGCGCAAAAGCCGGAACACGGTTTCAGGCTCGAGCTCGAGCGCCCATAGCAGGCGGAAATAGCGCAAGGCATATTCGGGCGCGCCTTCCTCGAGATACCAGCGCCGCAACGAGCGCTCGGACACGCCAATGAGGCGCGCCGCAAGCGCTTGGTGGATGTCAAGGCGCGCTAGCAAATCGCGAAATACCTGCGGATCCGAATTGCGCTTCATAACACAGTCTCGAGCCATTGCGGCGCCGCAGGAACGCGCACGATGCGCCGCGCGCGGCCATAGCGGATCCAAATGCGCCAGCTAGGATCCGCCGACGCCTTCGAAACATAACGATTCATCGATGGCCCAACCGTCGCAATCATAAAATCCTTGTTGGCCTGCCAGTCAGCGAGCGCCGCCTTGCCCGAACGATAGTTGCGGCCATAGGCCGGAAGCAGAACGATATCCATTTTCAAGACTCCATGGGTTGCAGGGAAAAGCCGCTCGAGTCTCACAGTGAGACTCGAGCGGTAGAACGCGCCGCATCATGCGGCGCGGAGCTCCGCATAGGCGCTCGAGCGCGCCGCGGCGCGCGCCATGCCACCATGCATCACAATGGTGATGTCGACGCGCGCCTTAGAGCTCGTGCCCCCACAAGCGCGGCAATCGACGCAAGATGTGCGATGCCCCATCTCTTTCGAGGCGCCGCAATTGATCTCGCGCGGCAAAAGCGGCGCGCCCTCGACGCGGCCGCGAAAGCAGCGCCAACCCGCGGCGCGCGCCTCGAGCACATCCTTTTCGCAATCGCATGACGCCATGCAAAGCGTGCGAAAGAGCGCAAAGCGCGGATCACGCCATTGATGGGTATAGCCTTCGTGCGACCGTGTCCAAAGCGTGAAAGCGCGCCAGATCTGAAAGGGCGCTGCGGTTGGCTCGCCATAGGAGCCAAGGCGCACATCGCGGCCGCGAAAGAGCTCCGGAATGATGTGGACGTCATAATCAATGCCAGGCCGCGCATAGCGGCCGCGCTGAAAAGCGCGCCAAACGGATTGCACGCTCTGCTCGACGCGCACATAACAGCCGCCTAACCCCTCTTTCTTGCGAATCGGGCGAAAGAGACAATCCGCACAAACGCTCGAGTCCAAGCCGGAGCGAATTGCCTCGAGCGGCGAAATGTCGGTTCTGATAATGAAGCTTGGAATGACGGCGCCAGTTTTGCCGTTCTGCGAAGAGCGCGTGATCCGATTGACGATGACGGCAATAGGCGCGCCGTCAAAAGCGGATGCGCCTTGCCATAGGATGATTCCGGAAAAATCGCCGCGGCGCAGAGCGCGGCGCATCTCGAGAGCAGAGGTGATCATTGAAGGCTTCCACGGGTTGCGGCGATGGCAATCGCCTAGTTGACGCGCTACCCCCCACCATGCCGCTCGAGCTCGAGCGGCATGCTATGGGATAGCGCGTCAGAAATAGCCTTCGCAGAGAAAATCGAAGCCCGCTACGAAAGCCGCGCGATCATTGGCGTGACAGAGCTCGAGCGCTTTAAGGTGACGGCGCATCAAGCGAACGCTTTCGCCCGTCAGAATTTCCTTGCGAAAATCGCGCATGCGAACAATGTGGCCATAGTCGACGGCCGTCAGGATCACGCGAAAGCGAAACGTCTGGACAGATTGAAACATGAAGGTTCCCATGGGTTGCGGCGATGGCAATCGCCTAGGTCTTAGCTCGAGCACTATGACAAAATGGCATGGTTAAGTCAAGCGCAATTCGTCGAGCTCCCGAGCTCGACATCGCAGAAGGCGATCGCCCGCTCCGCGATGCAAGGCAAGAGAAGTTCGCAAGCTACATCGCAATGGGCCATACGCTCGAGAAAGCCCATGAGCTCGCCGGCTATAGGCCAAATCGCGCCAATGCCAGCGTTTTACGCCGCACACAAAAGGTTTCAACGAGAATAGGCGCCATCGTCGCCGAGACACGCGCAATCGAGCGCGACGCGCTCGAGATCGCTAGAGAAAAGCATGCCATCGATGCAAGTCGAGTGTTAGTAGAATTGGCGAAAGTAGCCTTCGCCAACCTAGGCGATTATGTATCTGATGACGGCCAAGTCAATCTGGCCAGATTAACGCGCGATCAAAAAGCCGCGATTATTGAGTACACGGTCGACGATCTCTCCCGCGGCCGCAAGCGGATCCGGATTAAGCTTTCCAGCAAGCTTGATGCTCTTGATAAGCTGGCGCGTCATCTTGGGCTTTACTTGGATTCGTCTACACTTAACGTTACTCAAAACAACTTCTTCACTGAAAAGCCGCCGACCATGAAGGAATGGAAGGCGGAGCTCGAGCTCGACGCTAAGGCGACACGGCAAAGCGTCACTTCAAAGTAAGACTAATCGTAAGACCGATTAAGGTGACAC